CGCCCAGCCTGCAGAACGGCCGTGCGTGCTTCGTCCTCGACGTGAAGCCCTGGGACTGGTTCAAGCAGCACTACCCCGAGATATTCCCCTTCATGACCGGCGACGAGGGGCTCATCGAGACTGACCGCATTGACAGCACCACGGAGCCTGAGCGCGTCAAGTCGCTTCGTCTCATCGAGATTTGGCTCAAGGAGTTCGACGCAGAGAAGCGGACGACCGCCGTGCACTTCGTCAAGGTGGCAGGCCACCAGGTCATCGAGGACTCGAAGCTCACGTATGAGCGCGGCTATTACGAGCACGGGCTCTTCCCGTTCAGGATTTGCACGCTGTACCCGCAGAAGGGCTCGGCGCTTGGCCTCGGCATTTGCGACCTCTTCAAGGACACGCAGCGTTACGCCGACAAGCTCAACGCCATCCTACTCGAGAACGCGCTGAGGGCCCGCACGCCTCGGCTGTTCATCCAGGAGGGGCTCGTTGACATCGAGGATGTGCGGGACTTCTCTCGCGAAGCCATCGAGGTACAGGGCAACCTTGAGGCGGCGGTCAAGTGGATGGACACACAGCCCCTCCCATCCTACATGATGAACTTCGCCCAGATGATGCAGCAGAGCATCAAGAACGAGGCGGGCTCGAACGACCAGAGCCGTGGCCAGACGGCTGGCGGCGTCACTGCCGCGAGCGCCATCACGGCCCTCCAGGACATGAGCACGAAGCGCAGCCGACTCGAAGCCAGGGAGCTTCAGAGAGGCTTCAAGGAGTGCGTCAGGATGATGATTGAGATTATGCGGGAGAAGGACATCGTCCCGAGGGACATCGTCGTGACGATTGCCGGACAGCCTGCCATCCTCCCGTTCGATTCTCGGAGCCTGTTCCGAGAGGACGGAGAAGGGCGCAAGGTTCCCATCGAGGCCGCCATCACCATTAAGACCTCGAGGCAGACGCGCTTCTCTCGGATGGCGCACAACGAGCTCGTGCTCCAGTTCGTGAACATGTTCCAGGGAACGGCCGACCCGCTCATCATGATGGAGGCCCTTGAGATGGACGACAAGGAGCAAATCATAGACCAGATTCGGAAGGCCCAGAACGCCGGTATGCTCGCGCTCCAGCAGCAGAACGCAGAGATGCAGCAGCAGCTCGCCATGATGAGCGAGGAGCTCTCGAAGTACCAGAGCGCCATGAAGCAGATTCAGGACGGGCTCTCTTCCCCCTCGGGCGCAGAGGCGGCGCCTCCCGCCCAGCCCCCCATGAACGAGGTCGATGCAGCCGCGCTCGCAAAGAGCATTGGCTGATAATTCGATAAATACACCAGTGTCGCCGACTGTAACGGGCGAGAAAGGTTATTAAATGCCTGACAATTACGAAACTCCGGTCGAAAACGTAGCCCCCGACATGTCTGCGGCCGACGCGCAGAACGAAGCTGTCGAGGAAGTGGTCATCAGTGCGGACTCGCAAGCGCCCGCGCAAACTGGTTCGGACAATCCGGTCGAATCTTCGCCCGCCGACGGGGCGCAATATTCGAGCCAGAAAGACATTGACGCAGCGTTCGGCAAGCGCATCGCCCAGGAGCGGCGCAAGTACGAGCAGAGCGACGCCTACCAGCTTGGCCAGATGCTCCTTGAGGAGCGTGCCCAGCGTGACGGCGTCACCCGCGAGGAAGCCTACAGACGCATCCAGCAGGAGCGACTCGACGCTAAGGCCGACAACTACGCAAGAAACCCCAAGGAGTTCTACAAGGACTACCTTCAGGGAAACACACAACAGAGACAACCCTCTTTCTCTCAGGCGCCTGTGCCGCTCTCGGAAGAAGAGCCGAAGGCCCAGGCACGGCGCGTCGGTGAAGAACTCGCCAACCTATACAGGGCTGGGGCAATCCCCGACGGGTTCGACATCCAGTCGAGCCTCGACCAGGACACCTACAACAACATCGTTGAGTACGGCGCTCCTGCGGCCATGCGTATATGGGCGGCCGAACACGGCCCTGCGGCAGAACTCTCCCGCAGGCAATCCGGTCCGGCACCGATGCGGCCCACCTCGTCGAACAAGCAAAGCGCACCACCCGACTATTCCCACATCAGCTCCGCTGACTACTACAAGAAGAAAGCCGAGATTCGCCAAGCGATGCTCGACGGAAAGCGTGTTCGTCTCTCCTAAAAGAAAAACTCACACAAGGAGAATGAATCGTTATGTCTATCCAGACTACTATCAGTACCGCCGCACCGAACACCTACTTGAACAAGACGTGGTATGACCGCACCCTGCTCGAGTGGGCCAAAGCAAACCTCGTCTACGCCCAGTTCGGCCAGAAGCGGCCCATCCCCAAGAACAGCGGCAAGACCGTTGAGTTCCGTCGCTGGAACCTGTTCAGCCCCGACAAAGTGACCCAGAAGCTCACTGAGGGCGTGACCCCCTCCAGCCAGTCTCTCGGCCAGACCAAGGTGGAGGCGACCATCGACCAGTACGGCGCCTACGTCGAAATCTCCGACCTGCTCGACCTGACCGCCTATGACCCCGTCATCGACGACAGCGCTGAGCTCCTCGGTGAACAGCTCGGTATCGTCATCGACAACGTCACCCGTGACGCGATGATTGCCGACGCCTCCGACCAGTTCGCTGGCGGCGCTGCCAATGCTGGCTCCATCACCGGCACTTCCTACCTGACCGTGGACGAAGTCCGCAAGGCCGTTCGTACCCTGAAGAATAACAAGGCCCGCCGGTTCTCCGGAAATGGGCGCTCCGGCCACTTCGTCTGCATCGTGGACCCCTATGCGACCTACGACCTGCAGAGCGACTCCTTGTGGCAGGATGTCTCCAAGTACAGCAACGCCGAGCAGATTTACTCCGGCGAAATCGGCCGTCTCTTCGGCGTCGTGTTCGTCGAGACTACCGAGGGCAAGCTGAACGCCCAGAGCGTCCTGAACGCTGTCAGCTCCGGCTCCGGCACGTCCTTCGTTCTGAAGAACGACCCCACCGACGCTGAGGTTGCCTACCTGTCCACAGGTGGCAACAAGATTATGATTGTCCATTCCGGCACCGCCACCGAGTACACCCTCGCTTCTACTGGCTCCTACACGCCCGCCACCAAGACCGTCACGCTGACCGCCTCCCCGACCGTGAGCGCCGACGACATCGTGTACTCCACCGACTGCGGCGCCATCGACGCTTCCACCAAGGCTGGCGTTACCCTGCACAACTCCCTCATCTTCGGGAGCGACGCATACGGCGTCATCGACGTGGCTGGCTCTGGCACGCTCCAGACCATCATCAAGCCTCGCGGCTCTGCTGGCACGGCTGACCCCCTCGACCAGCGCTCCACTGTTGGCGCTAAGGTCATGGGCTACACCGCGAAGGTCCTCAACCCGCTGTGGATTATCAACATCCACCACGCGGCTCATGCGTAATCACTAACCCAACATCTCTCAGAACCGAGGGGAGGGGAGGGAGTTTCTGCCTCCTTCTTTCCTCCCCTCCCCATTTTTTATATCACAAGGAGGCTATGTGAAACGATGGCAACGACTAAGAAGACAACGACCAAGAAAACGACCGCCAAGAAGGTGGTTGCCGAACAGCTCGAGGAAGTCATTCCGACTAAGCCTGAGCCAGTAAAGCCCAAAGAAGAAGAAAAAGTCAGCTACGTCATCCCCAAGGACCCTGGCCTTGCATCGAACGACCAGTATTTCGAGTGGTGCTGCAACGGCATCAACTACAGGTTTAAGAGGGGCGAGGTGCTCACTCACCCGAGGAGCCTCTACGAGGCCATCTCCGAAAAGCTCTTCTCCCGTGAGCGCATATCTCCATTCATAGCTGAGTTCAAGAATACCAGCAAGAAGCTGAACTAACGGAGGATTCCAATGAACCTGAAAGAGATTATCGAGGCGACACTTATCGAGCTCGACAGGGGTACGGCGGCGGACACCGTCGCCATGTATGCAGGGAAGTTCACCGTGTTCGCCAACGAAGCCGTGGACGAAATCGCCCGTAGGTTCAAGGTGTGCACGCTCAACTACACCCAGCTCGAGGGGAATCCTGTCGGGTTCGACATCACCTCGTCTGACTTCGACCACGCCTGCAAGCGCATAGAGAAGATTTATCAGGCAACGGTTACGAGCTCCGGCGGCACAATCACGTATGAGACACACTTTGACAAGCGTCCATACGAGTTCAAGCAGATAGTCCACGGCACCCCGTACATCCATGTGTGGGGGAACGACGCCAAGGCTGGCGACTACGTGGCCGTTGAGTACAGGTACGTTCCCAACCCGATGACGGTGGCGTCCCTGAGCTACGAAGCTCCCGACGTTCCTGACAGTCCCGACATCCCCGAGTACCT